TTTCTAGGTTCACCCTCTATGCGTTGCGCGTGTCAGAGATGTTAACTTCTGACTTCCGCTCGGATTCCCTTACCATTTCTCCGGCTTAGGGTTCCCGTTTTTTCCCCAGTTCTCGTGATTACTTACGCAACCACCGGGCATAACTCACGTCTACCCGCATTATTTTCCATTGGGCGAAGATATTGTTCTTCACCTGCGTTTACCATTCCAGGTAACTTGAAAGTTGGAGTTGATTGACAACCTACTCTTTCAAAGAATCTTGATGCTTTAGGATGTACAAATGCATATCCTTCTTTCATCATTTTATGAGGAATGATTTTAACTTTCCCTGCTTGACAGAAGAAGGTAATCATTTCAGAGCCATTAGTAGCTTCTTCTGATTTCCATGAACTATCAATAGCTCTAAGTGAAGCAAGGTCGTTGCCTAAGTTTTGCCATGCTAATGGGTTAACTACAACTTCAATCTCTTTGATGTCATCTCCAAGACCTTTGTTAACTGATCCAGCGATAGCAAGTAAGATTTTGTTGAAAGATAGTGGAGCACTTCCAGCACCGAAAGCAGTTAATGGCGCCCAAAGACTATATGTACTATCGTTGATACCCATGAAAGCGCCTGATGCAGGAGTTAGTATGTCGTAAATTCCAGTCATACAGTTTGCTCCGGCAGCTCCATCAGCTTCAAAATAGATAACGTCTGTACTTGTTAAACCTGCAGGAGCAGAATCAACTGTTACAGTTCTACCGGCAATGTCATATGAAGACACAGCACAAGTTCCTCTAAGAACACCAGCAGAAGATTCAATTCTTAGTCTTCTGTTTTCTGAACCTAACCATAGTCCAGCTGCAAATTCAGCAGTTGTTAAAGTAATAGTGTTAGTAGAAACACTAGAAACAGTACCAATACCTTGTGTACCCCACATTAAATCTGATTCCATATAAAAATATGCAGACTTAAGCATGTTCTTAATAACACCCTTAGTAGCTCTGATAAAACTATTTTTATTCTGTGATCTAAAAATAGTTTCGTAATCAAGACCTGACCTAAGTAGGAATTGAGATCCGTTTATAGTAGCGTTACCAGTTGCCATTGCTATTGGAGAGTTCAAAGCGAACGCCCCTGCACTTGCAGCTGCTTTTGTAATTCCTTGCTCACTGGTCAGCGTTACTGGCTGTGTGTAAGTTCCTCCTGGCTGTTGATCAGCTGGAACATCCGGAATCTCTTTAGCGTAATAAACATTATCAGGTGTTAAATCTTCAACTCTATCAGCATATGCGGTCTTAAAATATCCTGTCAGAGTTGTCATCGAGTTTGTTGACATAAGTACTCCTTGTTAATTTAAATTCGAAAAATAATCACTTAATGAGACCTGTTTCTTTCTACGGGGTCTCGAGTCTACTTCGGGCAATTCTATTTGCTGATCATGAGATTCGGGTCGTGCATTACTGGTAGGCATGCCCACCCCTATCTTCCCTAGATCTGCTTTTCTAATAGCTTTGATTATTCTTTCGGGGATGATTTTGATGATATGGTCGTCATCAATGTCATCAAACACACCGTGTACATAATCTTGCCACTTGTTAACTGCCCTCATGACTGCGTCTTTACAAGTCATGTCGCGCCCTGCTCGGTTAGCAACCATTAACTCTCCAATCGCACCCATTAATATATGACTCTTCTGTCCTTTACTTGCTTTTTGAAAACCCATTTCAGTCATAGCTGAAGTAAGTTCCTGGTCATAACGTTGCATTTCAACTTGCTTAGCTTGTTCTTGCTGTGCCGTCTCATGCTTTTTTTTATCTTCCTCTTCTCTTCGTTTAAACTCCTCTTCTCTTTTTTCTAGTTCCTTAAACCTTCTCTCTTCGTCAGTCATAGACATTTCACTGACTTTGTCCTCTAACAATCTTCTTGCTAGTTCATACTTATCAATACCTAGGTTGTCCGCCATTTCCCATAACTTAACGGGGTTGCTTTTTGCTTCATCAAAAAAACCTTGCACTTGCTTGATAAGCTGTTTACCTTCGTTAAGCTTTTCATATCCCGCCTGGTTTAAATTGAAACCTTTTAAAATATCTTTTTTGGGACTAACCAATCTCTTCTTGCCATTGATTTTTACAACTAATTTAAGATCGCCATTTTTATCAATGACAACCTCATCTTTTTTAACTCCGTAGAATTCTTCTGCAAGGTCGATGAGTTCTTCTTTAGTTCTTTTCTTTCTCTCCGCGACAGTTTCGTCCCTTGGCACCTCTTCTTGCGGTTGCGTCTCCTCAATCTTTTCTTCTGAGTTATCTTGAACATCCTCTTGAGATTCGACATATTCTTCTCCAATCTCTTGTTCAACTGCCTCAGGTACAGTCCCCTCTTGCTCTGACATATATCTCCTTATTTTCTGCTGTTAGGGGGGTTAAACTGGAACTTGCCCCGCAGCATTTAAACTTGGCGGCATTTGCGGTTGCATTTCCGCCTGACTTATAGCTGTTGGCGTTGGTGATTTACCACCATAAATTAGATTGGCAATCTCATCACCGTTACGCATAATATCTAATTGCTGTTGTATAGTTGTTACAATGTTTTGCATGATTTGCTGATTATTCTCATTGCTAAGAATTTCAGTGTCATACAATAACGAATGTATTTCTTTTATGTACATCTGATGATTTATCCCTGGGATAGGAGGTATAACTTCTCCGTCCAAGAGTTTTTCTTTAACACTAGATATGAAGTCGAGCATCCTTTCATCGGACTCTACTGCTACATCTAGGTTCCCTGTATTCACAACGTCAAAGAATCTTTCTGGTGTTATATGACCTAACTTCAATAGCTCCATAGCTATCTCAATCTTTCCTGCTGGTTGTTTGGTTATCGGGTTAGTCTGATCAACGATAACTCTACTAACTCCTTGTAAATCTTCTTTGGTAAATGAATTAACAGATGTTGCTTGCATCTTTCCGGTGATATCAATCATCCGTTCAGTGTTTGCAACTTTTTGTAAAGTTTCTATTAAGAAAGTAGATATATCCTCAAACATTTCTATATATGCTTTTTCTAATGCTTGAGAATACTGTTGCGCCATATTTATGACGGTACTAATCGCTATACCCGACTTAAGATTCGGGGCATCTTGCACATTGCCTCTTACTACGGCGTTTTGCCCCGACAAAGTCTCAATGGTCGAGTTACATAGTAAGAGTAAGTCTTTAAGACCTGGGACATCTTGGTATAGCGATAATACCTCAGGCTTCTTGTCATGGTCTGTTGTAATCAAGTTCAGACCATCGGTTAGTTCTTGCAAGTTTAAATTAGCACCAGTCGGCGCCCATATGTTATTCACACTTAAGGCAGAAGCATTACTTACTAAAGCAGAGACCATAAGATTGATAATCTCTTGTGGGCCGCGTAGTAAATTTGCCTCTGTAAATCCAAAAGGTGTATCTAGATATTTAGCAGGTGATAAGTTGAATACAGGAAGTTTTTCTCCGTATAGATTATCTCCTTCGTACAAGGTGAAAGATTCGGTACCACTACTTATGAACATACAATACTTACCTTTGGGCAAGCAATTGTTTGCTACGTGATACATACTGTACACATAGACATTATCGGACTCTATGTTACGTTGTTCATCATCTGTTCTATTTTTGTTATATATATCTGTGTCGTAATAACTTGATAGTGCTACTAATTCTTTTGCTTTTTTAGGAAATATCTTAGCTAGATCATACTTATTTCTCTTCCTTCTAAATATGAACCATTCGAGGTGATCCTTGTCATCTAGCGTACAATCAAAGAAAGCGTTAAAAGGAGAAATGCAAGCAAAATCAAAATCTCCTTCTCTAATAAGCCGTCCATCCTCACTCCTTGTTATCTGTCTCCCTATTGAAGGGTTCCATTCACAAACAGGATAGCCATCTCCATAAACCAAGGCATATTCTGCGCCTTTTTTTGTATAACGAGATGTTCTTTTGACTTTGAAGTAATAATTGACTATGTCCTTACCAATCTTTGCAGCTCTTCTCGAAGCTACATCTGTATTGGAGGCACTAACATCGAATGCAGGAGTTATAGCTGTCAATTGATTTAACATATGCCTTAGAACATTTCTAAAGTGATTGAAGGAGGCCGCTTTTAACTCTCCAACAGCTCCGGCATCTGATATGTCTCTGCTTTTATCGGTGTTATAGAATTCGTTTTCGTAGAATCTTTGATTTTTAATCCACTGCGAATGAATACCGCTTTTCAGGATGTATTCTTGAAAGTCTTCTACTTTAGAACTTAATTCTGCTGCGAGCTCATCTCCCTTTTTAAGGAAAATATAGCCCTTTTTTGATTTGCTGTACGCCATGCAAAAAACCCCTCCTTCGCATTAGCAACACATCTAATCTCGTTTAAAAACTAAGCTTTGTAAACACCTTTGTTTATTTTTTTAACATATTTATATATTTTCCCGTCAACTGGTGCTTTTCTTTTGATTCTATTGATCACGGTTGTTTGAGATACTCCTAGTGCTTTAGCGGCATCAGCAGAGCACCTATAGACTGTTGTTCCTATTAAAATAGGACGTGTTGGGATTGGTTTTTTTCTTTTAAAAGAAAATACAAATAAAGGTTTTTCTCTTTCCATTAGTTATCCCCCATAACAAAGTGAAAGAATTTACATTCTATTTTTAGTCGTCTTCCTCAATTCTCTCGTCTATTTTTTCCATGAGCTCATCTATTACATAACCTAGCTTTGCTGACATCTCATGCAATAATTCTCTATCAACAGAGTCAACATACGTAAAAGATATAATCTCCCTAGCTAGTTTTAGTCGTGCTATCGCAACTGTGTCCTCATAGTCTTCTTCAATCATTTTATTCTCTCCCTTGATTTTTCACGTTGATCTCGTCTCTCTAGAAACGCTTTCAATTCGTCTCTTCTTCTGAAGAATGATTCTTTCTGTGTTGATCTCGTCTCTCTAGAAACGCTTTCAATTCGTCTCTTCTTCTGAAGAATGATTCTTTCTGTACTGAAGTGTAGTTTGTTGAAAACCCTTTGCTTTCTATTACAGAATTAAGGGTGTTTAGTTCATTACGAAAATTGTATATAATTACTGATTCATCCATACTATCTTCCTGTCAGCTTTTTTAGGCCGTGTCTTTGTTTATCTCTGTTTCTTAATTCTTCAATATTTATATAGGAGTCCGATTCTCTTAATTTATGGTACATGCTTGGATATGGGTTTCTGTCCCACGAGATGTTATCAAACATATAGCAGACAGACATCAAGGCATCTAAGTGCCCCATAGTCTCTGTTCTTTCAAAGTCAGTTCTACGCTCATTCCAGATACCATATTTGAGTTGTCTAACTGTGTTGGGACATCCATCAGGGTCTACAAGTAATTTTCCTTCTTTTATGCCGACTCTAAGCTGATTAATCACAGAGTCTCTGAAGCCTTTCCCTGACTGTTTAGAGCGCTTAATGATGGGTGCTACCGGATAACCATGATCATTGGACATATCCCATAGCTGCTGTCTTTCACAGTCTCCGATGCGCCTATATATCTCGTGCATCTTAAGTTTTTTTTCTTTGATTTTGCACGCTTCTACTATCTCGGCAGTTGAGTTATAGTTTGCCCAGTATTCATCCTCTACTACCAATCTTGAATTTTTAAAGTCTAGGTACCCAAAAAGCACAGCAGTATGATCAATAAGACCTAGATCCATACAAACATAAAACTCTACGTGTGGTGGTCTGTCCATCTTACCTACATACAACTCTTCATCTTGTGCCTCAGGGATAACCAGTCTTTCCTTGGTAGGAATAAGATTACACATGTACTCACGTTGGTAGTGAACAGAATCTTCTCCACCGCAATCATCGATAATGTCTTGCTTTTCTTTCTCTGTTTTTTCACCTATGTTTACAGAGTCTTGGAGAGTCCAGTTGAATAGATATCCTCCCTTTTCTGCTTTAATTACTTGATTAACATAATCGTGAGTCAAATCTTCTGGCGGTGTCGATGTAATCAACGCCTGCCCTTTGGTATTCATAAGCTGAGGTAATAAGATAGATTTAAGAATGTATTCAGCTTTAAATCTCCAAAAACCATACTCGTCTAGAATGATTATATGAGCTTCAGTTCCTCTTGCCTTGTCAATTTCTCCTGAGTCTTTAACTCCAAAGATATATATTCTAGATCCTGACTTAAATTCATAGTGTCCGTTTCTAAGTCTAGGCTTCATGTCAGGACATTTGTAGAATATCTTTCCCATTAAGAAGTCAAAGATTTGATATGCTTGACCTTGTGTTTCCGCTCCGTATCTAACAATAATATTCTCTTTAAGACATCTCTCTGCTACATAAGTTAGAACAGTAGTACCCTTACCGAAACGTCTATGACATTTAGCTACAACCAGCTTTTCTTTTAGTAGCATCTCATAGAATTTCATTTGAGATTTTTTAAGATACCAACTTGCTATGATGCCGTTATGATAGAGATTGGGATAATTCATATTTGTTATGTAATCGCAATATTTTTCTAAATTCTAACGTGTCAAGACTGTCTTCATTGAGTTGTATGCTAATAACTGGAATATCTCCAAGTTTTGTAATAATGTCCCAATTTGAGCAAGTTAAATATACATGGAAAGTATTAGTTATCGGGCTTTCAGCAACTTTATATACACTTACATCTGTAGGGAGTTCTTTTAATAATTTTGCATATATCTTTGGCATGAGATCGTCCCTCCAATTGAACCCTTCAATAAGATCAACCCGTTTAATTCTTTCCCCTGTCATTTTTTCTCCTCTCTCTCTTTCGCATCACGGGCCTTCATTGCCATTTTGACTAACTCCGCTTGTTGTTCCTTAGTTGCTGCAATATACAAGGTATCTTCGTTTGCTGTCTCGTCAACTATCTTAGGTCTTCCTACTGCCATTTCTGTGACCCAAGTAATTAGTTTGGTATTGCCTTCTGCTACAGCTTTATTAAGAATGTATTGATATCTAGACACTCCCTTTTTTGTTTCTTCTTGTAATGTCTTCCAAGGTTTTAATAAGCTATACGCACATTCAATTAGCTCTGATCGAATGGCAGATTTCATATCTCTTATTCTTTTATCCCCGGTCGCTGCTCTATTGCCTTTCACAAACTTGCCAGTGACGGGGTCGTGATTTGGACTATTTGCCATGGTTTTTTACCCGGTTTACGTTTTTAATAATATTGCTTTCTTACCTGTGTGCTCTTCCCATCTTTTGATTATTACTGAACAGTAATGCTCGTCCAGCTCCATGCCATAGCATTTGCGTTTTGTTTTTTCGCAAGCTATCATGGTTGATCCTGATCCTAGGAATAAGTCAACTACCAAATCTTTTTCTTTTGTATATTTATCAAGAAACCACATAGCTAAAGCAGTGGGTTTTTGTGTGGGATGAATAATTGCTTCTCGTTTAAAATGGCCTACGTTTAAAGAGTTGATTCTTAATATACTTTGCTTGTGTTTTGTTTTGCTCCATATTAGTTCAAAGGCTGATCCGAATCTTTTATCGTTTTGATCTGTTGGGTATTTATCCCATACAAACCATGACCCTAAATTATCATGTGTGCGTTCTATGGTCTCTATATAGTAGTTAGCTCCAAACAAAAACAACTCTTTGCAATAACTAAAAATATCAATAATAAAAAAAGCATTAAATGCCTTATCATCTCCAATAATCTTTTTATGTTTTTGTGCTTTTTCGCCCATGCCAGAATAATCAGTACTTAAATCAATTCCGAATGGAGGATCTGTAAAAACCATATCAGCCTTCTCTCCATCCATCAATCTATCAACGCACTCCTTATCAGTACTATCACCACACATCAAACGATGATCACCAAGCTCCCATACATCACCCAACTTAACGTTGTATTCATTGTCATTTGTTTCCGGAACTTCGTCGTCTTTTTCCTCACTAACAACAGGGTCTTCAGGTAGATCAAAGTCAAGTAACCCGAAGTCCTCGAAATCTATATCACTTATGTTTATGTCTAAATCATTCAAGTCTTCAATAAACCCCAAATTATCAAACTCTGCATATCTAGCTATTTCATTATCTGCAATTCTATCTCTTAATTCCGCTTCTTCGCTTGCATAATCTTGTAAGTCAACTGCGCACTCGTCCCATTTCAAAAGCTTAATTGCCTCTAGCCGTCCATGCCCTTTAGTTATATACCCACTTCTTTTGCTAATGACTATTGGTGAACGCTGACCATTTTTTTTAATTATTGTAGCTAACACTTTTATTTGTTTTTCAGAATGTTTATTTCTATTTTTTGGGTGTGGTACAATGTTGTTAACCTTAAGTAATTTTGTATGGGCACACTCTATCCTCATTTATTTACCTCTTGTTGTTCTTCTTTTATGATTCTTCCAAGATTATTTAACTTTCTTGATACGTTTTCTATTTTTGTTCTTCTAGAAGAACTTATGCCTATTGAAGAATTTCTACAGAGTTTATGAGTTAATGAATCTAGTTCTTCAATCCAAGCGATCATGTCTACAACTAATTCAACTAATGCTGATTCTTTGCTTTTCTCCATTTATTCCTCTTTTGAAAGTGAATCTATGTAAACCTCTAAACGACCAAGCGCACCCTTTCTGATAGGTTTTTTGAAAGCATGTAGCTCGTACACAAATCTATCGTTAGTAATTACATCTCCCAATGCATCAATTACACATTTGAGTATGTTGTCTATGTCTAGATAAGTATCCATATAGACTGTTATAGAATAAGGAGCTTTCTCTGTGAAAAGGATACAAGACTCTTTTAAAAGATTTTTAAAATCTCTGTATTTAGGAGCAAGTATTAATCTTCCTGTACTTTTGCTGATAATATATTTTTGATTGATACTCTCCATTTTGAGATTATCTAGACTAATGATCCGCTTCATACAAACCTCTGTATATATTTTTCAAAAACAATTTAAATTAACACCCTGTCTTTGTAAAGAGGTTTTATTTAAGAGTATTTTTACAAGGTTTGATTTAGTGCTAGACTATAATTACGAACACTAGACTGGCGTTGAGTGTTGAATAGATTCAATGCTCAGCGTTTTTTCTTTTGTATTCTGGCTCGTATGTATTCTCAAACCTTGATCCCCATTTAACAAAGTGATCACTGTTATACTGACTTCCTTCGGGGCAGAAGCATTTAAATATATATGGTGTCTTAAACCGATCATCTTTCTTATATGCCATAATTTGCCCTGTTCCATCACAGTAAGTACAATTCATACTTCCCTCTATTCAAGTTTAATTTTATTAGCAAAAACAAAGTTTTTTATTAGCTCATTTACGCGGGTTTCTAGGCTTCCACCCAATTTTCTTGCGTTGTTTCTGTCTCCTATAAACTTTTTTTCATAACTATTTAAACTATTAAATGAATCGTTGAATCTTTTTTCTCCTGATGAAGCTGCTCTTATTGCTTCAGATATCTTCCTTGAGTCAAAGGTATAGTCTTCTGGTCTATCCTTCTTATTCGCTCTATCTAGTACCTTCTGAGCGATGTTTGGGCCAGATGCTAGATATGACATAGGCCTATCGCATTTAGAACCATCTTTGAGCGTTCCATGCTCAAATAAGCTTTCTACTGCTTTTAATATTTGATCTTCGCTATATTTCCCCATTTTTAATAGTTTATTAAATTCAGTAATCTCTCTTCGATGTGCGCTCTTAGACAACTTATATTTTTCAAGCACAACATCTCTTTGCGCACAGAGATATTTAGTTTTTTTAATGTTTAGTTCTTTAGGGTTTACTTTTGGGTACACCCCCTGTACCCTTTTTGGGTACACCCCTTGCGCAGTTTGCGCAGAATATTGATCCTTTTTTGCAACCAGGTCTTGCTCATTAATGTCAGTGATGTTTTGACTATTATCGGAATAGTTTTGTTTATTTTCGTAGTTTTCCCTATATAAATAGGGAGAAATCACTACAATGCATCTGCATTGATCAGGCCTTGGAGATATAGCCTCCTTTATATGACCTAGTTTTATTAAGCTGTCTACCGCCCTAATTACAGTGTTCTTTCCGAGCCCTGATAATTTGCGCAAATATGAAAGAGAAACGGGTTTTGCGCGCATTTGCGCACCAGGATAATTTGCAAAAGTCAAAAGGATGCCAAGGAGTCTTACTTCGTTAGAGGTCAATACCTTGTCAATAAATAGGGCATTCATTATCCGGGAAAACCCATGTTCCCAGTGATCCGTCAAAGGAATAACAATGCTACCCCCTTCTTCTATAATCTCGTGCTTGACTTTGTTAGATACGTTTGTTATAGTCATATTTATGAATTTTCCTTTTTAAGAGGAGTGCGCGAAACATCTCCTCTTAATTTAAATTTTTATTACGCGAAACATTCTAATCTAAAACCTTCAGAAATTAAATAATCATTACAAATACCTCTTATTTTTAAACTAAAAGTTGAATTATTATTATCATTCTTAATCTGTCGTTTTTTTTATTATTATTTTTTTATTATAAAAAACTTATTATATAATATATATAAATAGGTATAAGAAAATAAATAAAAAAAACGTAGTATAAATAGAAGGAGTTTACAAATGTCTACAATCGAAAGCGTGGAAGAGATGAGTAGAGATCTAAAGATTATACTCCTTAAAAAAGGTATCTTTCAAAAAGATCTCGCTGTTGTTTTAGGGATACATAGCGCCCTGTTGAACCAATTTATTAACGGGCGCACACGACTAAAAAAGAATACAGTACTTAAATTCTGCAATGAGGTGGGAATAAGTTTTAAAGCATTAGAGGTAGGAAAGGTTAGAGAACTAAGACAAGGAGAAGTCAATGTCGACCCTAGCAAAGATACAACAGACGCTCAAAGCACCTAAAAATCAAGTAAATAAATTCGGAGGCTACAGATACAGATCGTGTGAAGACATATTAGAGGCGGTGAAACCCTTATTAGGAGAGTCTCTGATTATGGTTCAAGACGAGTTGGTTCAGATAGGAGATCGATACTATATAAAGGCAACTGCGACCTTTAAAAGCAAAGATGAGAACTATAGCGTTTCTGCCTATGCAAGAGAGCCAGTTATAAGAAGAGGGATGGATGAATCACAAATCACTGGTGCTACATCATCTTATGCTAGAAAGTATGCTCTGAACGGTCTCTTATTAATAGATGACACTCGAGATCCTGATGCTACGAATGATCACGGAAAAGGTCGACCGAGTCAAGAGGTACAAGAGATTTCAGTCTTACAAAAACTAAGAAGACTAGTTCAACTATATCTCAAAAACGGTAAAGATCAGAATAGAATGGATATGCTTCATAGCAAACTAGAGATAAACAATTTGAAAGAAATAGCAAATAAAGACGAAAATACACTTAAAATCATGTGTGAGAAAGTTGAGATGTTGTTGATAGCTCCTGTTTAGATAATTAATACACTACCCTTGCAAGTTAAAGAGCGCAAGTCTTCTAAAACCTAGTTTACTCGCGCTCTTGCAAGGGATCCAAAGAGGTATATAATGCTTAAAGATAAGAATTCTCCTACTGCCTTCACTGCTCCTTCTCGTGAACCTACTACCTTTTTTAAATTCACTGTTGCTCCTCATGAAAATGCAAAATATTATCTCAAAAGAGAAGAGACCGGAGAGTTGATTCCATTTGATGATGAAGGAGTGGTCATAGCTAAATTAAAACAAAAAGATGGGTCTATAGGAGAGACGGTAACTATAGTTGCATATTGCTAATGGAGTACATTATGTTTGGAAAACTTAAAGACTGTTTTGGTAATTTTTTTTCACGTATTTCAAAAGAAGATATATCGAGAATAGAAATGGAAAGACTTGAAATGATGCAACACGAGCATGCAATGAGAGATGTAAAAGAGTTACATGCAGCAGAAGAAAGAGATGTATTTATAGAGCTACTAATGAAAAAACTAAGAGAGAAAAGGAAGACTAAAGAAAAGGAGTAAAAAGTGGTAAATAGAGTAATGCTGATCGGAGTACTCGGCAAGAAACCTGAATTAAAGTATTCAAACAACGGAACAGGATATTCGGAGCTACGATTAGCTTTGAATTCAAAGAGAAAGCAAGGTAATGACTATATAAATCATACGGATTGGGTTTCCGTTAAAGTATTTGGTAAAATTGCTGAAAACTGTGTTAAGTATTTAGATAAAGGAAGGCAAGCATTTATCGAGGGGAAATTATCTACTAATGAATACACCAATAAAGAAGGTAAAAAAGTTGTCTCGCTAGATATCATTGCTGAAAATGTTCAATTTTTATCCGGGGGGCAAGATAAAACTACTGAGAACAATTATAGAGCAAACTCTAAAAACATAAATGACAGAAGAATGTTTTCAGAGTTCACAGCAGACGACATCCCTTTTTAGGGTATGGGATATATGCGATAAATGTTGCATGGTTTATGAAGGTATACAATGCCCTAGGTGTAGTGAAAACTTCACTCTAGGGCTTGATGAAGCGCTAGAGGAATTAGAAAAATCAGTGCGATTAGCACAAAGGAAATTGTAAAATGAAATTAGAAGATAATCCAGAAATTGAAGGCATGCGAATTATAATGAAAGACTATGAAGATCATCCAGGAGCGAGACAGATGCAAGCTTTGATGAAAGACTTTGAGCAAATAATAGAAGGGTACTTTGAGTTTCTTAAAGACCTATCGACCAAGGCATGTTGTGATCTTCTTGAACGCACTAAAAAAACTGAAATTGAAGAACTTGAAAAAAGTTTAAAAAAGAGTTCGATTCTTGCTCAAAGAGTACTATGGATTCAAATGAGAGATATACTTGACTCTAAATATCCAAAAGAGGAGTGAGTCAGTAGTGAAAAGAATAGATAAATCTGGGTGGTCAACTTATATTAATATTGATCAAACAAAGGGAGAATGGATGAATAAAAAAGTTATGGGAGAAATAAGAGCGAATTTTCTACAGGAAGTCTCTCAACACTACCAATACTTTATTGATAATATTTACAACTTCGCAGAAAGCGCAGTTGAGGAATTAGATTTTACTCTAACAGACGAAGAAAAAGAAGATACCAAAAAGATTATGTCTAAGATGATTTGGATGGATATGTATGACAAGCTTATTATTAGATGTCCATCGTATGATCTCTTAGAAGAAGCAGTCTCCGCTTTGCAAAAACATAGAGGTGAAAAATGTTCCACTACATCAAAATAATGTTTCTGGTTACAACTATTTTATTAAGTTTTAGCTGTAACCAATTAGAATACAAAGACGATTTGGCATTTCTTTCTCCTGGTGAAGCAAATTATCCGGATTATTTTGTGTTGATCAACAATAAACCCTGTGTTGATATGACAGGAAGCGTAGGGCTGTGTGCTTACAAGCATGATGAAAGCATGCCTCTGAATTTTAAGTTGCTGAAACAACCTTATGCTTATAAATTAGATTTTCGTTGTGGGAATATTCAAGGAATAGTTTTTGAAAAAATAATAGATGTCTTAAAAAAAGATGAAGTGGTGTTTACAATATCCGAAGATATGCTAAAAGATCAACGATATTTAAATTGCATAGGTGATATCTATCCCCAAGACAGAGGCAATAATGCTAGTTCTTTTTTTGAAGCAAGAATTAGGTTACACAAAGATTCTTATATTAAACCCTCTGAAGTATACACTACCACTTATAAAAAAGGCAACTTCCTTGTGTTGGGTGAACATGCCTATTCCGCAAAAGTAAAAACCAAGAATAAATGGTACTACCTTAATAAGAAAACTTACTTAGAACATGATTCTGAAATACAATTTGCAGTAGTAGAGACTAAAAACATGAGGAGATCTTATTATGGAATCAAGGGTAAGCTTAAAGACGAACTTTGACCTATCCCAATCAGCAAAAGATTATATGAATTGGGTAGAGCAGTACAAAAATGTACTTAAAGTACGTCCTTTGAAAACTCCGTTGGTAGACTTTAAAGAAGGCTGTGAAAACTTAGTGTTTTTCATGGATGAGCAGAATCAAAAAAAAAGAATCATTGAGCACTTTTATCTAGAAGAATTTGCTTGTAAAGATGAAAGCCCCGTAATCATTTTAAATCTACATCTCCTGATTTGTTTGGATGGTGTTCGATCTACTTATAATGCCCCGATAAAACTAACATCTGCATATAGAACTTATACTCATAATAAAAAAGTAAAAGGAGCAGATCGTTCGTGCCATCTAACAGGTGAGGCCGTAGATATCCTATTGCCAGTAGGTCTAGTAGATAAAAATTATCTTATAAATACATGTAACAAGTATTTCCCAGTTACAGTAATTACTGATTATTATATACACTGTGCTATGAGACATTCTCAAAGAAGTAATTGATTCTCATATTGTATATGAGGTAGTAGTCTTCGTTTTAACTTACTAAGCGCAATCTTCCTTAATTGAGATATTCTTCCTTCAGTTAGATTGAAAATCTTGGTAAGTTCAATGCTTGTCTTGTTTTCATAGAATAATAAAAGTATAATTTTTCTTTGTTTGGGTTCTAGTTTTTCTATTTCCTTTAACACTATTTCTTTTAAAATTTTTGCCCCTACAGAAGTAACTGGGTCAACACTTTCATAACAAGAATATCTATCTGCATAGTATGTAATATCAGCTTTCCCAATCGTCTTCATCACATTGCAAAAACGCTTTCGACTTAAGCCTAAATGTCTATATAAATCTTCTTCGGAAATAGGGTCAGTTGATATCTTCCTTCTTGAGTCTATGTAGTTTATTATCTTTTTGAGATATATTCTAGTATATCTTCCTATCGTGTCTTGCTTCCTCCAATAGTCAACTATGCTTCCTTTTATCCTTATTTCTGCATACAAATAAAAGTGTCCGTTTATAGGGTCAAAGTTATCTACCGCATTTATCAACCCCTCAACACCAGCAGAAACCAGGTCTTCTATTTTTTCTCTTGGCAAAAACCCAGCATTCATTTTCCTAATTATTTTCTTAACAAGAGGCAGGTAGTTTAAGATCGCTTTCTCTCTGTTATTCTTAGAAATTCCTTCCGAATACCCATTATATTTATTCATGCTTTAATAAATACACCCTATCCTTTTAACAAGCAACGGATTAAAATAACTTCATAAAAGGAGGAGAAATGTCAGAAAAATTTTCCTTTGACTATACTAGATATACCAAGGGAGGGTTATCCGTTAAACAAATAGATGCCCTTATATCCGATATTACTAAGTTCAAGACCCCAGACGTCTCTATCCCTACAATAGGCCCATTTGTAGAACTAGCTATATTGGGTACAAAAATAGCCAGTTTAGCTAAGCTACTCTCCATGAGAAAAAAGAGAGTAGACCTAGAATTGCTCGTTTCTAAACAAATTTACTTTCAAAATACCCATAAAAGTCATAATTCTGACGTTCTAGGCTAGAATTTAAACTATTTTTGTTTGAAAATATGTGAAATATTTAAAATTTTGAATATTTTAATATTTAATAATTGACAATTATTATAAAATAGGTTATAATTTAAATATATTAAAAAAGGTAATTTATGAAAGTAAAAGAATTAATTAAATTGCTACAAAAAGAAGACCCCGATAAACCTGTGATAATAGCAGCAGAAATCAATGGACTAGGTATTGTAGACGACATAATCTCGGTTGATCATAATGGATTAGCTATACAGTTGTCAGGAGAGTCATTAGATGAATAAATACAAAGTAAAAATACAAGTATTGACTCAAAAAGAACAACTGACTTATTGGGTTGATTTCGATCTAATAATAGAAGCAGAAAATCATAGAGATGCTATAGATAAAATCGAATCTATCGTTGCACCCGCAAAAATGCGAGTGCTAGAAATAAAACAAATGAAAAAATATGCATACAAGGATAAGGAGTAGATATGAACATTACAAGGACGAGTTTTTCATAGATTAAAAATTCATAACCGGGGGGTATTATGAATAAATATGAAGCAAGAATTTTTATTAAAGGCGTAAAGGGCATGACCACAATGCTATCAGGAGGAACCTTGCTAATAGAAGCAAGTAATCCACGTAAGGCAATGGACAAGGCAAAGCTTTTGGCAAAGAAGAAAATACGCGGTCTAGAAAAAGCAGATGTTAGTATAGCTATTCGACTACTCGACTAATACATAGATATAAACATCTTCTTCGTCTCGGATACTATAAAAGCAACTAATTCTGCGCTTTCCGCCCAGTCAAAGTCTTTTATCTCTTCCGGAACCTTGCTTATGTCTGTTACAGCAGGAAGAATACATTCCTGAAAGTGCTTATCTCCTATAAAGGACAATAAATCCGTCCACTGGAAGCCATCCTTTTGAACTTCCCTGAGAATAGGCCCTGCAACAGCAAACATTAGGGCAACCACTTCCTTTATATTCTTAATATCGTGTTTTTCACTCATATGCACCTCCTTGACTGAAATATACTTATTAATAACTACATTAACAAGGAGAATTACATGAAAATTTGTAAGAATGATGCGTTAAAAGTCATGGATCTATATTCAAAAGGAGAAAGTGCTAAAAATATCTCAAAAATTTTTAATGTAAATAAATCTACAATTCTAAGAATTCTTAAATCTGAAAGAAAAGTAGATGGAGACTCAAATAATTTAATAGCTAAAAAAAGAATTGATTTCTATCATCCTAATCAAAAATTATCAAAAGCACAAATAGAAGAAGTAAAAGAAATGAGAAAAAATGGATTTAAAGTCAGAGAAATACTTAAATATTATAACTGTTCTAAATCTACTATACACAGAGCATGTAAATATTAATAAGGGGAGCTTGCGCTCCCCAAGTAATTATGCTGCCAAAGTTCCAGCTTGAATATTTTCAGATGCTGCTGTTGCATCCATATCACCAATTTCACAAGCTGCAATTGCACCACTGGCAATTTTAGCACAGTTAGTAAAGTTTTCTATAATGCTAGCGGCTCCACCTGTCGTGAAAGCTGTAGCTGAATATATAATGTTATCCCAAAAATACAGTGACGCCACATTTGCTGTACCAAGAACGAAAGTTTCTCCACCGTCTAGCTGATAACCGCTAACATGCACTTCTGATGCAGCTTTTGACAAGGCAAAATTGCAGTCATCATCCAAAAGTAAATGTCTTGCACCATATATATAATGGAAAACATCAATTGTATTCGTCGTCTGGTCTATATCAAATGCGAGCCCCGCATTTGTAGAAAATCCGCACATGTTCCAAATTGTAGTTAGACTTCCAGTAGCTCCACCATCATTATCAATTTCCACCGCGTCAGCTGCAGAATACGCATTCACAAATTTTATATTCTCTACATAAATTTGAGTTGCAACTGTACCCGCAGCAGGTTTGTTTACCATTATTAATCGATCTTCCACTCCTGCAGTACCACCATTAATGGTTACATCACCAATTCCTATAATGCTACATGGATAGTCAATTGTTTCTGTTGCTGATAATGAATACGTGCCTGGATAGATTAACATAGTCCCACCAGGAACCATTGCATCAAACGCATCTGAAATAGATGTATAGTTAACTACATCTGCCGCCTTAGTAGGTCCTACTGTAATAATGTCCGCAGATTTTAAACCTGCATAATGAGTGTATCCTGTTGCCATTTTTCCCTCCAAAAAATGTGGGAGAGTGTAACCCCTCCCTTAATATAATAAAAACTAAGATGCTGGTAGTATTTGTTCACTAGCTGAAGTCTGATCAAAGTCACCCGCTGCAGGAATTTCATAAGTTCCAGCGTTATTTCTAATACAGTTCCACAAGTTAACAATCACAGATGCAGAACCTCCTGTCATCATCGCTTCAGATTCGTACAAGCAGTCCTTCATAGACATAATCCACGCAACATTTGTAGTTCCTAGCGCTATAACTGCTGCATTAAATCTAACGTTATCTAAAAAGACTTCGCTTCCAGCTTTAGATATATCAAAATTCATTCCGTCCATTGCCATGTCTTCGCTTAAGTTACCTTTAACATAAATGAATTCGTCAATTGTATTTGTAGTCTGATCACAATCGATTGAAAGCCCCGAATTTGTAGACATAGAGCAATTGATAATATCTACGTAAAGCGCACCAGTTCCTCCACCATCATTATCGATTTCCACTATGTCCGCACTTGCCGTACTATTTGTTATTTTTAAATTCTCTAACTTAACATAAGTAGCAGAAGTTCCTGTCGCAGGTTTATTTATCATAAACATACGATCAGCAACCGCACCAGTAACAACACATCTTCCTTTCCCTCTGATAGTAATATTCTTATTAAGAGTCATGGTCGCATCTGTAGTTACTGTATGTGTGCCAGGCTCTAGTTCAATTATATCCCCAGCTACTGCCGCAGTCACTGCGGCGTTTAAAGTTGCGTATGGAGCGCCTACTCCTGATTGACCTACTAAGTGAACAACTGGTGAAACATAAGCACCACCTAAGATAACTTCTGTACCTGTAGCATCCAAGTCACCATAAAGTAATGATTGATATGTTCCAGCAGTTTCATTAACACAGTTTACATGGTTCATTAAAACACTTGCAGCTCCACCTGAAATACTTGCAGCTGAACCATAGATTAAGTTTCTAAATGTGTAAATAGAAGCAACGTCTCCTGTTCCTAGCGCTATAGTATGTCCTGAGCTTAAGTCATATCCATCAACGCAAACAGTTGAGCCTGCCTTAGACAAGGCAAAGTTACAACTATCAAACGCTAATCCATAATGACCTATTACTCTAGCGTGAACATCAATTGTATTTGTAGTTTGGTCTAAATCTATTGCAAGCCCAGTCGCACCAGCAGTGAAAGAGCAATTACGCCACAAGATTTCAAGGTTTCCGGTTCCTGCCCCATCGTTGTCCACTTCAAAAATATCAGCAGAACTATTTGTATTCACAAAGTCAATATTCTCAAACTCCATGTATGTAGCTGAAGTTCCAGTTGCCGGTTTGTTAAGCATGAAAAGTCGATCAGCAACCGCACCAGTTACTGTACATTGTCCTTCACCTCTAACAGTAATGTTAAAGTTTAAAGTTACTGCTGCAGCAATAGTATGACTACCTGATCCCAATACAATAGTATCCCCAGCTACTGCTTGAGCTTTAGCTAGTTCAAATGTATTGTAGTATTCAGTAATTCCAGTAGCGCCAACTATCAATTTAACGTTACCTGCTTGACTTCCATCTGATATTGTTAAAACACCAGTATGATCAAAGTCACCATCAACTAGTTGTCTTTGAACGTTTGCAGTTTCGTTAACACAGTTGATAGCACTAACTAGTACACTTGCAGCTCCACCTGTAGTAATTGCAGCACTGCCGAAAATACAATCTCTGAATTGATAAATTGAAGCAACGTCTCCTGTTCCTAGCGTAAACGTTGAAGCTGAAGCACTCATGTCATACCCTTCGATATAAACATGTGAAGCCGCTTTAGCAAGAGCTAGGTTCATACTATCTAGTGTCAAACCACCTCTACCGTAAACTTCCAAGTAAAGATTGATAGTCGCTGTAGTGTGATCTAAATCGACAGAAACAGCAGATGCGCCAGCATCTATAGAGCAGTCCTTAAACACTACCTTCATATCCCCGGTAGCTCCGCCGTCTGTGTCTATCTCAAACACATCACCTGTAGCATGAGCGTTAGAAAATGCAATGTTTTCAAATGTAATTAAAGTGTTTGCTGTTCCGGCAGCGGGTTTATTTAACATGAAACCACGAGTTGCAATTCCTGTAGTTCCGCAATTTACAGCAACGTTACCTCTACCAATCATAGTCAAATTATAATTAATGGTATTTGTTGCTGTTAACGAATACGTGCCATCATCTATAATGATTACATCGTTTGCCTGTGATGCGGCAATTGCCGTTTCAAGATTGGTGTATTGATATGCGTCAGCGTCACTCCCAACCGTCTTGATTTTTGTTCCTTGCAATCCAGCATAATGCTTATATCCATTACTCATTTGGATCCCTCCTCCAAAAAAAGTTAAACTGAAGGAGAGTCTTGAATTCCTGAATTCAGATTTCTCCTACAGGTCGAATAGGTAAAGCCGTAACCCCAGTCTATCCGTATTATGTTATTCTTTTACTTTATCTTCTTCTTTAGGCACCTCTTTAATTTGTTTTAATGTCCCTAATGCCTTCATTAAGTTAGCTACTTCATGAAACTTCTGTTGTGCTAAATAGCTAATCAATTTTTCTAACAATTCCTTACTTATCATAAAATTCATGTAACGTCCTCACTTTGCTAAAATATTGCCTATAATTGCGCATGCACTAGTAAATAGTACCGATATAATCCATCTATTTACCTTAATCATGCTAATAATCTCTTTTTTTTCACATATAGGAAGTCTATCTTTTATAAACTCAACGTCCTTTTTAATAGACATAAGCTTTTTTTCAACAGACATCATCCATTCCTGATCTTTCATATAAATCTATCAAATCCATATGCTATGGCATTAAAGACATCAACACCCGAAGTTGTATCTTGTATCCTCATTATTAATTTATTAGTAGAACCGGCCTTTATATGTATGCCATAAGTTAACCCAAATATTTTTCTAAAGTCTAAGACAGGGGTATAGGCATCTGATATTCCTAAAACATTCTTAGCTCTAAATGAATCAGCGGCACTTCCGAAAGGTGGGTTCCCTTGAGATAATCTAACAAAATCCCAGTTACTTGTTAGTGCTTCATGAATAGTTATATCCCCTTGTGTTTCGTCTTCATAAAACAATTTGCACCCGGTTGCTAATGCTGCAACTGCTCCAAACTCTGTTAGTGTTGCGCCAGCATCAGCTATAACAAATGAAATAGATGTTATATATCTATCAGCAGTACTAGATCCTGCTATGTAAAAATCATGAGGTGCTGCAGCAGTGGCCACAACTTTCATATCACTGCTATCGGCGCTGTCTTTCATGTAACTTCTAAAGATCTTCCCTTGTGATTTAATTATTTTCGGTGGGAATGGGTTCACTATGGTATGTGCATTGCCAATACTATCAATTTGTAAATTACTACCATTGTTGACCCCATCTTTTAAAAATACTTCCATCATGAGTGGTAATATCCTGTAATTGTCACAGTTGCCGCTGTACCATCTGTTACATAATCAACTGCTACACATTTATTTGTACCTAAAACTATGGTTCCGCGAGTATCATGCGTAAATGTCTTATCTGCTTCCAGTACTACAGTTGCAACTATTCCGACAACTCCAATGGCATTAGTTGTTTCGTCTGTCTTCGCAGTTGCTTCAGCTACATTATTTGATGAGGTATTTAAGTTAACACCAGTAACTGCTGTCCCTGTAGGTGTTGTACATGCAGGTACATGTATATGCGCAATAGTTGCAGTGTCACTAGTCATGACAATACTATCTATAATAAGTTTTTTGCTAGTTGAAGTATTCTTCACCAATAAAATTGTATCCGCTGCACCATAATCATATGTAACCGATGTCCATGCATATGCTTCACCGTTTTCTTCTGACGCATATGCTATTTCAGGCTCTACAACAGAATATGCTCTTATCCTATTATCACTATCAACTCTACATCTACTGCCGGAACCCTTGCCATCTTCTATTTGAATTCCCATATTTTCTCCTATATTGTTTTAGCTACAATAAATGAAACCCTAGCATAAGCAACACCAGCAGCACTAGAGCCTGTATGATTTATCAAAAGCGCTTGTCCTCTTTTGAGAATGAGCGCTCCCTCCTTATTGTAGGTTTGCATTGAGTTAGCTGTATAATTTCTATCAATCTCTGTAAATGTTCCAGCTGTAACTATTCCTGTCCCACCTATGAATGTCCCTACAGCAGCGTTAGTACTACCTGCATTAACATTGGTAGGAACAATAGCAGCTCCGCCTGACGAATAAGTCCCTCCAATCTTTATAGAAAAATATGCGTTTTGATTTGTATCTGCTGCGCTTGCCGAATGAACTCTAATATATGTAACAATCATATCCTTGTCAGTAGAACCGTTTTGTAATAATAGAATAGTCTGTTCAGAAGCGGCAATATTTATCTCTTGACTTGCTTGGTACGCACTCTCTTCTGTGTGACTGACATAGTGTTGCGAAGAGATTGATATCGCTTCAACAGCAACCCTGTTTTTAGTAGTTACCTTTGCGAGATAACCACTCCCTGATCCATCCTCTATGAACATACTACTCTCCTAATTTTAATTTTAAATATTCTGTTAATTCTCTTAGCGTTACTAGAATCTCTTGCAGAATAAATTCTATCATCTTCTCTTGTCTAGTAGAATCATCTACTATATGCTTATCTCTTTGCCATTTCATAGTAAAACCTTTGTGACTTCTATTCTATCAACATAGCCACGGTCTCCTTCAAAATCAGTTTTCATTTGTAATTGTAAATATGGGATAACTCCATCTGTTTCAACAATAAGCAAATACCTATTACAAGCACACTCTGTTTTATGAAGTCTTACTTCTGCTTGATATGAATCTATTGTTTGTTGATCAATTGTTTTTATAGACAAAGGATATTCGTTAGTATCATCTTTATTAAGCTTGGCCACTGCCCTTATGCTCATATAATAACTATCATCTATATAAGCATCTAGCCAAATACCTACCTTGGAATACCCCCACATCTCTATTGGATCTCCAACATCCGTCCATAGAGTATCCACCAACTGCTCGGAAGATTCAACAACCTCCCTCATAACATTCATAGTCATACAACCGCCATTGAAGTCCCTGGAACTATAGGTAGATATTCGCAATAAAAATCTACATTGATATCAAATCCAGTAGCTCCTGTATAATTAAATTGAATATAATTAGTAACCGCAGTTTTTGGATTGACTATGAATTCATACATCCCAGTTGCTAACGTTTCATCTAGTCTTGCTTGATCTGCTTGTAGTAATTCAAATGTAGTTGCAGCGCTAGCATCTTTATAAAAGATAGAACCAGCTTCCATACTAGTTAAAACTCCATCATTCTTTGTTAACTGAATTGTATTAGTTCCATCATATAAAACAAATGAAACCCCAGTACAACTAGTTCCATCCGTGACTGTTTTGATTACACCGCTTAGCTTTACAATATGCATTGGAGATGTGAACGAAAATAAGTTAAGTGTTGTCGCTCCATCTTGATCTATGTCTTGGTTAGTTGTAATTGTTTTTAAGTTACCAGTTGCTAGTCGTATACTACCAATACTTCCCATTTTATCCCCCTAAATCCAAATTTTTGTTACTTCACAAGAATCTACTTGTGCATTAGCTCCACCATCTGTTCCTACCATTACTTGTAATTGAACATAAGGAGCTAGCCCAAAGGTATTTACCTCTAGAAAATAGTTGGCATCTCCATCTATATTGAATTCAGTATATTCAGGTTCCACTTTTACGTCAGATGCATTTATAGATCTAATAGGGAGATTGTATTCATTAGTTCCTGCTGGGTCTAATTTAGCTAATGCTCTTATGCGCATATTTTGACCGGAGTTTACATCAAGCTCTATAAAGATCCCCATTTTACTGAAACCTTTCATATCTAATTCTGAACCTAAATCTGCCCATGAAGTAGTGAAATCTTGCGCTGCGCTTATCACTGCTTCCCTGTGGTAATTATAATTTCTACCATAGCTCATTTGTTACCTCTTTTATATATGTAGTTTTTGGTCTATACTTTCCATATGAAAAATAATATCCTAGTAATTCAATTAGCATTAATCGCAGTCTTCACTCTCCTAACATACTTCTTACATTATTTCATATTTCCTTTGTGTATCTTGCTCATTACTTTTCCTTTTGTTATTTCTTCATACCAAAAAACACAAAAAAAATCATCAGAACTAGATACAAGAATAAAAGAACTAGAAACAAGTATGAACAATCTTCATTTGTCATTTAAATTACAAAAACAAAACAAATTATGAAATTTAGCATTGTTTTCTCTTTTACTTTCCTTTTACTCTTTTTTTACCTTTTGATTTACCTTTTGCTTTTCCGCATGGCATAATTTATTCCCTCTCTCTCGGCTTGAGTGTTTCTATCCCTGTCCTTACACCTGTTTGTTTCATATATGGAGATAAGAATTGTTTCTCTCCTAGAAAATCCATCATTCGTCTTGGTGCTTGTCCTGTCATCAATGCACCCTTCCATATTTTAGGACTACCACCAATAGCTCCTAAAGCTGTACCTAAAACAGGATACCCCTCGCCTGCTTGTGACCCAGCAAGACCTCCCAACGCAGCACCACCCAATGTTCTAGTAGTAGAAGTAGCGCCCCCAGACAACGGCCATGTAGGAGCTTTTCTTAACTGATCATATGATTTCAACATATTTGATGTCTTAGTCAAATCAGTTCCATATTTCTGATCCATCTCTTGTAATCTAAGCAATCTATCAGCACCCTCTTCCGAATCAATGCTTGCACCCTTAAGATATTTTTTTCCCTTCTTGTCAAAAACATGTTCCTTTCTAAATTTAGGGTCATAGCTCATTTTATTTTTTAATTCTGTTTCTAAAAACTCATAATCATCTAAAACATCACCCCAAGCATCAGCAATATTTCCTGCATTGGGAATCTTCTTTTCTAATTGATTGCTCAATTCTGCATTCAATCCCCTAGCTTTAGTAACTACTGTTTTATCAAACGCACTTTTATTAGATCGCGTAATATCCTTATATCCTTCCTCGTATTTTTTAAGAATCTTTTTAAGTTCTAATACTTTCTTAGCTTTAACCTGATCCCCAAGTTCCTCTTTAACAATTTTCCCAGTCTTACCCTTCCCTTTAGTTTTTTGTACTGTAACTTCAAAAAGATCTTTATACATCTTATCTAAATCAGAAACTAATTTAATTTGATCTTTATTTAATCCTTCTGTTTTCTGCCCTTGAGCAATAGAATTTCTTAAATCTATTAATTGATTTTTAACATTGCTAATATCTATATCTATATCTGCTTTTTGAAGTTGATCATAATCAGTACTTATCTTCTTTTTGGTAGCATTCAACTTATCATAAAAATTTCTTAACTTAGTTTCAGCATATCCTGCCATCCCCTTAGCTTTATCAATTTGCTTAATAATAGCTGGGTTTTCAATATAATCCTTGTAGACTTTACTACTGATACCACTCATTACTTCCGCAGCTTTCGCTGGAATATGTTTTGCCACTACATCATAAGCTCCTCCCATTAATCTTCCAGCTCCTTCCTTCGCTAATCCTCCTACCCCCTTTTCTCCAAATTTAGCTATACCTTTTTTAACTCCGGCCTTTGCTAGTTGCCCAGCACCAGCTCCTGTTCCAAACAATAAAGGAGATACAGCTCCAATACCACCTGATATTGCAACATCTGTTCCGCTAACCTCTTGAGGGATTCCAGCTAGTTGACCAATCTTTTGTCTTGCCGCTTCCATCCCAGCAGTAGTTGCACTACTCGCTGCCATCGCGCCAGGAATTGCGCCCGCTCCTCCGATAAATGGAGTTGCCGCAGCACCACCTAATGCTCCACCTATCCCAGCGGCAGTTTCTACTCCCCCAGACAAGATATCCCAACCAATGTCAGCTATGTCTCCAATAATATCCTTGGAGATCATTCCTGTGTCTGGATCTAAAACCTTAAATTTCCCTTCTTTTCCCTTATCTTTTATAAAATAACGTTTGCCGTCTGTTTTAACCTCTAATTCCGGATGCTCTTGAGTCAGATACCTAACAGTTGCCTCAGGTGATTGAGATAAGTTCTTTGCAAGCGCTCTTTCTTTGAAAGTAATTGCTGGGTGCATTACTTCCTCATAGTCTTTGCCACCATCTGAAGCTTGCGCTTCTTCCCAAGGTGCTAAATCTGAAGCTTGTGCTTCTTCCCAAGGTGCTAAATCAGGCATTACATCACCTCCCAACTTTCTTTCTTTTTAGGGTCTGCCCCTGGTTTCAATCGATATCTTTTTCCCTTATATGGCTTAATCACTTCCATAGGTGCCGCTTGTGCTTCAGGAATAATATTATTCAAAAGACTTCTTCCCTTCGGTCTCTCTTCGTCAGATTCTATGTTTTGGTATAACGGCCCTTTGTATCCAGATAGAGTACCTTGAGCATCAAAGACTCTTCCAGCATCTATTTTTGCTTGCGAAGCTTTCTTAATTTGTGCTATTAATCTCCCCACTCTTTCTCTATTAACTGATTCATCTAATTCAGGGTTGAAAGCTCTCTTAATTAATTGCTCTCCTTCTTTTTGAGCAAATTGACCACCTAATACTTGTCTTAAGTTTCCTTGCGCTACTTCTGCTACTAATTCTTGAATATTTACAGCCTCAGGGGCGTATATAGACTTCAATTGATCAGGTATCTTCCCCAACCATGGGCCGGAGATAGATGGAGCATCCTTAACTCCTTTAACTTTGGCATCTAGTGCATCATATACTTTTTGAAGCTGACTTAAGTTTTTATCAATTACAGTACTACCGCCTAATGTCTTAAACTTGGCCCATTCTTGTCCAAACTCAGTATCAACCTTTTCTTGGCCTTTGGTTAGTTTAGGTAGAACATTTTGTGCCTTAGTTTGTTCGGAACTAATTTGAGCTTCCATAAATCTTCGTTTTAAAGCTCTGTCCTTCTTCTCCTCTTCTATTTCTTTCAGTCTAGCTAGAGTAGTTGCCATTTGATTTTGCATCTTATACTTATCAAGTAAACCTTGGTAGTCTTCTGCTCCTCTAGTCTCTAAACCTTGCGCAGCTTCCTGCCAACCTTGACCTAACCCCGGAGACTTAGGTGTTTGTTTTGCCATGATCTCCGCTTGTGTTATAACAGGTCTTGATGCAACATCAGCAAAACTACCAAGGTGTCGCATCATTTGTGCTTGTGTACCTAAATTAGCTTTTCTCTCTTGTGCTGTATTTTGCGCTTGTGCCATTTGAGTTAAAGCTTTCATTTGTAACTCATATGGATCTATTTTGTATTCTGCCATTTTAATCTCCTAGCCTACATTTGAATATGACGGCCCAGTATAATTATAAGTATATGGGTTACCTGTAGGTTTAGGTGGTGGTTGAGCTCCATATATCTGACCCATCATCTGTCTATCCGCAGCTCTATCTCTACTTGCTTGATCGGCAGCTTGTTGAGTCATATACATTTGACCGGCAGTTCCAACTCCTGCTCCTATCGTATCCCACATCTGTCGTGCCCCCGCTGCCCCAGCTGCTCCTGAAGCATATATGTCAGGGATACCACTAGTTAATGCGCCAGCTCTTGCCATTGCTGTTTGACGTTCACTCTCCTGTTTTGCTAATTGATTTTGAATAGCTTGTTGCTTATTCATTAGTTGTGCTTGATTTTGAGTAGTAACGTTTGCTGCTTGAACACCTCTTCTAGTCGCAACATCTTCTTGAGCTGCCCTGTTTTGCATATCGATATTCATATTTTCAATCTGTCTTGCTCTTTCACTATTATTCCAAGCTAGTTGATTCAAGATATCTGCATTAGATCTAGCAACTCCGATATCTTGCTGCCTTATGTCTCCGGCCAATCCTGCTTGTTGCCCAGTTGCTGCAAGTCTCATCTTTGCATTTTCTGCGGCCTCCATTGCTTGCTGTTCAGCTAATCTTTCAGATCCGCCTTGAGATGCCATCATTCTTAATGCAGCTTCTATGCCAGTTCCACCCATGCCTCTTTGAGCAAGGTTTGCTATGATCGCTTCTTCTTGTCCTCTTGCTGATGTCTCTGCTAGACGTCTATTCTTCATGAAGTTATAACGATCTTGCGCTGATAATCCTTCTTCAGCTCTTTGACCCATTTCTTCTAGTGCTTGCATTTGAATTGCTCTAGTAGCTGGGTCAGTACTGATCATGTTCGCTTGAACTTCTTCTGCCGGAGAGTAAAGCAAAGGCTGAGGGCCTTTGATGTATTCAATCATTGCTGGATCATAACCTAATTCAGCAAGTTGAATTGGATTCATCTTGGATAATTCTGCAAGTGCTTCCTGTCTTAACCCGGATGCTTGAGATCTTGCAGCTTCGGATTCTTCTTTAGCTGCTTGATTTCCCATCATGCTAGAAAGTACTGAACCACCTACTATCGCAGCGGCTACTGGCCATCCCATATTAGGCCTCCTTTATAATATTGTTTTTTCATTAAACACCTACCCCTGCTCCGCCAGCATCTCCGGCAGAGCCTCCTCCTGATCCGACCCCACCGCCACTACTGCCGCCTCCATCACGACCTCCGCCATCACCACCACTACCATAAAGTATGGATGGTCTTATTTGTGGTAGATTTGTGTATGGTTGCCATACTGTAGTACCTGCTTGAGGTAGAGTTAAATATGTATTTCCGTATCGAGTAGCGATCTGCCCTGGAACATTATAACTAGCAAGACCTGCTTGTTCAGCTGTTTGCCCATATGGTAATTGAGCAGAAGGCATTCCAAGAATTTGGTTGATTCGATCTCTTGCTTTTGCTTCTGCTACTTGTCTTTCTACTCGTTTATAATCATTCATAAATCCAGGAGCATCGAATGACCATTCACCAGGTTTAAATACTTCGGATCCTGTATAAGATCCATATTGTTCTTCAGGTAATAATCCGGATAAAACATTGTATGTATTTAATTGTTCAGGAGAGTATAAAACATTTGCAGCAGTATCCATTGATGGGGTTGTATATTCTGCTCTATTTAGGAAGTTCATCGGGTCTATTCCTGCTACATGTTGCAGTTGATATTCCGGCATACCTAACGATGGCTTATTTAATCCTGGCATCATTTCATAAGGTTGATATTGTTGAGCAGCGCTCCAATAGTCTTGTCCCATTATTTGTTGTGGAGTCATAGCAGATTGCTTAGCTAGTTCAGCTCTTTGTTTTTCATATGTATCAGTAAGCTTTTGTTTCTCTCCACTTAGAAACCCACCAATTCCTTCATACCATTGTTTGCCTTCATCGGAGAATTGTTGTTTAGTTGCTTCCTGTTGTTGACCTACTTCAGTTCTTTTTGCTTCTAATGGTTGACCTACTTCTGATTGAAATTGCTGTTGTAGTTGAGTTGGGAATTCTTGCGCAAATCCTTTTTGCCCTCTAAGTAACATTTCATCCATTTTTTGCATGCCTGGTGTATAAGCGGCACTTGGTCTTTCAATATCTCCATACCAATTCATAACAGATTCAAAACTACCTGGTTGCATATTCTTATATGGAGACTGAACTCCTGGTAGCAATTCTTGTGGTGTAGCAGAGGGAGTATATGATTGATCCAAGAAACTTCTTAGATTACTTGCCTCTCCACCAGTTACTCCATCTTGAAGTATTCCACCAAATCTCTCTTGAGAATATTGTTCAGGTGTAGGCATAGATGGGAGAGCACTTACTTGACTTTGCAGTTGTCCCTTAGCTTCACCTAATTGTTGAGAACCTCTTTGTGTCATTCTACTTTGAACATTTGGGGTCTGAGGATTCGCAGCTAAAAAATCTTGAATGTTGTACCAACCGCCAGGTTTCCCAGCTGTAGTTTTTTGCTTGCCACCTATCGTAGCACCTGCCCCTGCATAACCACCGCCTCCTGATATTAAGTCTCCTTGATTGCCCGATGATAAAAATGCCATATTTACTCCTAACCTAATATTATAAATTTAACATTGCCGCTTGTAGTTCCCCCGCCGGCAAACTCAATTGTTATTCCTATGGTTGAATTATCAATCTCTCTTGTATGCCATTCAGATATTCCATAAGTAGTTGCAGGTGTAACACTTGGAGTGGCAACGATCATAATTCCAGTAAAAGATGAAAGACTATGAGATACCTCTAACTCACTTGCGTGAGTGAATATGTATTCCTTTACTTCGCAATAAAAGTTTTCTCTAAATGTTAATCTATTTCTAAGTGCACCAATAACTGAGTCTAGAAATTGATTGAAAGGAGACAGCATCTTTTCAAACCACTTAGGAGCTTCAGAGAAATCTGATTTTAAAAGTTTTCTAACACCTCTTACTACTGCCATATATTCCTCTAGTTTTGATAACGACTATCAACAATATCGAAAATTAAACTATACCCATTCAAGTCTATTCTTTGTTGAGGCATAGCATGAATTATATCTAAGTAAATATGACTTCCTCTAGAATGCTCATCAGGGACTAGTATCAATGCCTTGTCTGTTATTCGTCTATCACCCCAGTCTCCCAACCAAATACCTTCCCATAAACTATTAGATGTCTCATCTACTGTAGTAGTTACCGCTGTCTTGTCAGCATCAGTAGTTGTATTAATATATAATTTACTAATAGATGTCTCGTCATCATCCATGAAAATGGTAACCTTGTCATGAAACTTCTCGTATTCAGGGTAACCACAATGAATTATTTGATACTTTAATCTACTATATATTCCAGGCTTAATTGTTATAGCGTTGGTAACTGTACCCCCGGCAGTATATGCGTTAGTGAATGTACTTCCTATTAGATCAAAGTTAGTCGCATCTATAACAGTTATAACCCAGTCTCCATTAGCTTCAGTGGTTCCGGTAACTGATGCAATTGTTATGCCATTATATGTAGAAAGACTATGAGCGGCAGTTGTAGTAACTCGTATCAAACCGGATCCATTATCAGCACAAGTACTTACATTCAAATTAACGTTTGCATGGAGAGAAGTTACACTCGACAGAGTCACGCTTGATGTAGTATCAAAAGAAGTTACTATCTTAGTTAGTGCTCCCTGTGTTAGCATCGCATCATTATGAATAGTTATATTAGTGCCTAAAGTTACTGATTTATTTGTAATGTCTATTGCAGTAATAGTATTTGATATGTCAGGGAGAGTGTAGTCTGTAGTAGCTAAGTCTTTTCTTTCCTTTAACAATCCATTGCCTGTCAGTGGTGCCGTATATTCAATATCATTTACAACTACCCCCATCGAAACGTGAGTATCATTGGTGTAGACACCAAACTTTCTTTGTGTCCATGCAAGTGTAAATACGTTATATTCCTTAACTATATCATTTGAGGTAGAATCTTGATCTAGGTAGGTAGCAATCTTATATGCTTTTTCAGAATCATAGTACCAAGCATATCCGTCATTATCAAACCCTGATACTTTAACCGGCCTTAAATCATTTTTCTCGTTATCTCTACCTATAATTTCAACCCCAACATCACTTATTTTTGCATATCCAGAAGAGGTCATCATATAAATAGCGTTTTCACCCTTAACTATTGAATTCTTTTGAATACATTCAACTGTTCCATCAAATTCATCCCAGTTCCATGATGTTTCAGACTCTCCGGTAAGTCTCCAAACCCCGTCTTTTTTCTTAATAACAAACAAAGAGTCTCTAAGACCTACTACTTTAAGAATTGGGTCATCTGCACTACCTATTTTTTTTATGTTAATTAATGGGACAGCTTCAGGTTGGTCAGCTTTTGACCACATTATGGCATGTTGAAAGTCGTCATTTGTTGAGATGTATGTTGTGCCTGAAGTAGGCATGGTAGGACCAAAGCAACCGCCGGTTGCTGTAGAGTTTGCTGTTAAATAGAACGCTGCTGCACCTAATGACTTAGCATCAACTTCCATTTTACCCACAGGATCTGTGCCACTAGAATTATAATGGCCATCCCAGAAAGTATTAGAAGTACACAAATTAATAGTCCGAACCAACGATTGCGCAGTCTTCGCAATGTTTTGCGCATCCGTGCCCTGATTGGCGGTTTTATATAGCAAGAATCGTGGCGTAGCCCCGTAGTCTTCATATAAGTCAACCGTCCCCCCTGAGACATATGCGTTACTAAAAGTCGATCCGACCAAGTCAAATGTGGTAGCAGCAATTGCAGTGACTTGCCACGTTTCATTTGCTTCAGTTGTCCCCGTTACATCGTATATTCTTACATAGTCTCCTGTAGTGAGACCATGATTCTTACTTGTCGTAATTCGGATCAACCCAGCGCCATTATCCGCAGCTCCCGCCACCCCTGCGCCTAAATTATTGATTCGAAGATCAACGGTTCCACCAGATGTATATGGGTTTGCAAATGCAGAGCCTTGCAAATCAAATGTGGTTCCTGCCACAGCGGTGATAGTCCAATCCCCATTAGCTTCGGTGGTTCCAGCTACACCAGTTATATTAATACAATCATCGGTTGAAAGTCCATGATTTCCTGAAGTGGTAATACGTACTAAACCACCTCCGTTATCTGCTGCCCCGGTTATCCCTGAACCTATATTAGTAGTAAATGCATAGCAACCGAATACGATGGAATTAGTACCATTATTTATGGTAATGGTACTAGTCCCTGAAGTTAGATTTGTGGTGGAAATTAATGCTGTATATAATCTCTGCTTATTCTCTATATTACCAAAGAATGTGTATCCTTTAAAGCTAGTTATTGAATTAGACAACGGAGGTCTTTCATTAGAGTTTTCTATGCCCTCTTGTGTCGTATTTGTATATAGCGAAGCTCCTCTCCAATCATCAGCAAGAATGTCATTAAATTCTAGTATTCCAGATGAAATTTCTGCTGAAGTAGGTCTAGCTTGATATACCAGTTGGTAATCTTCAGGAGGGGTACCTGTATTTTGACTAGATCTATATACCTTGCAATAATAACTAGTAGTAACTGATGTAGGAATATAAATTCTTAATTCAACTGCTCTATCCGCCCCAGCACTATTTGTGATATCTTGTCTTTCACTTGGAGCTCCATCAACTATGTTATTATTATTATCCTCTATAGACCAAACTACTCTATATGAAACCGTATATCCATTTGTTAGCCAGTTTATAGAATCTATAATCCTAGTATCAAAACTAAGACCTTTTGGTGCCCCTGTTGCTATATACTGACTTCCCAAAGTATCTGATTTATATATTCCTGACCCAGTAGTTATATAATGATTACTTTGTAATTCTAATCCTTGGATCTTGTAGTTAGTTTCAGGGACAGTGTATGTTCCTGTGATTTGAGAGAATGTCCCTGACCCATCACTGTCATAATACAAAGTACTATTTCCCATATGACAGATCAATCTATCTTGATATTGAAGAAGTTGAGCTATGTTTTGAGAAGGCAGCCCAGATCCATATGCTGCCCTACCTCTTACTTTTGTATAAACATTATCTCTTATGCATTTCCAGTTTTCAACTGCTACAGCAGAGCCCGAAGGAAGAGTTAGATTATTCCCATGAATGTTTATACCTGTCTTTTCGTGCAATGATCTTATTTCAGGCATAATTTTATCTCATTAAGTTTAATATATAATTGTTGCCAACTATCTTTTTAGGAGAGTCACCAACTCTCTTAGAAGCTCTATCTCTCATTCTTTTAATCATGTTTCCCAAGGAAACAGACTGAGTCTGAATTCCCTTTTCATCGTTAGAAGCTATTAAACATCTAACTGTTCCAGCTTGCGCTAAAATAGGATGAAAGTCTTCCGGAATATTCGGGTATGGCGTCTGTCCTGTAATACATACATAATCATTCGCAACAGGAGCTCTAGCAAAATCTGATCCGTATGTAACTGTGATCACACTTCCTGACACAGAAGTAGTTACCGCTCTAGCTATGATATTAAAAGGATTAGACCCACTTATAACATCACAGGTATCCCCATCTGATATAGGGACAGTATCAACAGTCATTTGATAATCTGTCCCAGTATCAGTAACCGAGGATATTTTTCCACACGAAGTGGGAAGAACTAATTCATTTTGTATTCTAACTAAATCAAACCTAAGACTTCCGCTTACACTCGATCCCATATCAGGAACAGTTACAACAGAATTACCCATTAGATATACAGCTGAAGGAGCAGTCGCACTTGTTATTCCTTCATAGTTAGATCTTTGATCCCTTGTAATAATAGGTAATCTTGTATAGTTCGAGTTAGAGTCTAGATATCCTATCGCTTCTAACTTCCAACCTACCGCAGATACAGGAATGCTATAGCTACTTTGACTAGCTACCAACGATGAATCAATAGTAGTTACAAAGTAATCCTGTCTCAATGCAAGCAACTCCCCAACTATAGTCAACTGAAGCTCTTCATTCAGAAATGTTAGAAAATCAGTATTTGAAAATCTAACCTGACTCGCAGGAATAGATGCATTCCTCCTCATCGCTGAAATCAAATCTGATGCGTTATATTTCATTTTTTACCTTTTTTGGTTGCCTTAGGCGGTGCCCCCATCTTGCCTTCTCCCTTTTTAGGGATAGACATCAAACGAGTTAATGAAAGACTAACTACTTTAGGTTTCTTCTTTTCTTCTTCTTCGTAATCATCATCATCATCAATTCTTTTCTTTACTTCTTTAGGCACCGAGCTCACCGCTTTCTTAGTATCAATATCTTCCAACAATGATGGCAAAAGCATATTAGCTAAATCTTGTAATGCCATATGTCTAGCTCTTTGTTTCATGCAACTCTCCAAGATGCTGTTTCCATAGTTCCTGTCACTAATCTAAACGCTGCATAAACAGGAGCACCAGAATCGTCAGTATCAAATGTAAAAATAGTTGTTCCATCTTCTGATTTAACCAACGTATTAGCAACAGATGAGTTAACTTGATGTTTTACAACTATCAAAGGATTGTTAACATCTATATATTCCCCAGCTCTACTCTTATCGTATCTTGCCAAGGTAACATGATCTTCTGCTGTGTCGATACACCATACCACCTTGTCACCTTCACAAGTTGAAGCTTCTGTTAAAGTAACTTCTCTCCTTGATGATTCGTTAGGTATGTAAGTACTAGACGCGTATAGATATGCCATAATTAAACTCCTTGTTAATCTCTCATTTCTTTTAATATTCTAATAAAAAACTTTTTTAAAAAAGGCAACCCAATATCATTCATTGATGTCCAGCCATTTATAATATCGTAGGCCTGTTTTAGTTCCGCTATCTCTGTAGCTCTATCCGCAGCTTCTTGGAGCTCCGCTTCATATGCCGCAGTAACATCTTCAATCGAATATTCGTATTCAGGTCTAAGTCTTGCCCAAGTCTCATACTCCGCTGGAACTGTCTCGAAAATTGGATCTCCGTTTCCGTCAACAGCTTGAACAGGTTGACCTTCCCCATCGAGTACAGGTTGTCCTTCTCCATCCAGTTCCCAAACAGGTCTTTCATATTCTTCTTGTATAAGTTTTTGATATTCTTCCTCAATGAGGAACTCTAAATTTAAAGGACATGAAGCTCGAGACATATGTCTTTCCCCAGCACCCCACAACCCGTTCTTTACTTCTTGCTTTGCAATCCAAGCATTCATTTTTGTTTCGTCATAGAATGCTTGCTCGAATGCTTGTCCAGTTACCAAGTTAGAGCCGCTTACTATTTTTTTCATTTAAAATCCTATTCTGTGAATTGACATCCAGTTATACTCTTCTCCTGCAACAAGTGATATTGCAGCATCACTATCTTGAGACACCCTAATATCTACATAATCACCTTTGTTTAAGTAAATATCCGTCGATCCAAAAAGACCCACAAGTATTGTTGTATTGACTGGTATTCTGTAATAATCTAATTCGGCTGCAAACGATCCATTTTTATAAAGAACTAATTCTGCTGTCTCTCCGGTCTCCCAGTTCGCAGAACTAGCAAGTAACACCCCTGCTTTTACTGAAAACCTTCCACTGATATTCGCTGTGGCCTTAAAGCTGGCTCCTGTGGTTACGATTCCGTGCGTATCATAACCCCAAGTGGTACTATCAAAATCTACAATGTGATAGCCACCAGTCGCAATACTCTGACCAGCATCCGTATCATATCTCGCAGCAACTAACTCGTTCGCAGCGATTGCAGATGGGCCGGAGATTCGGTGAATGGATATATAATTCCATTCAGCTGTCGCTATTAGATTTATATTGGCCCCACTTCCTTGATAACACCTAATATCAATATAATCACCTTTATTTAATTCAATATCTGCAGATCCATTTAAAGGAACGGTTAATGCCGCTTGATCAGACGAATCACATTCAAATCTATCTAGATATGAATCAACTGCTCCATTCTTGCATACCATTAAATATGCTATTTCATCAACATCCCATGCTGCATTATCCGAAAGCAATACACCAACATTTATGTTATAAAAACCATGAATAGGAGCAGTAAATTTCCAATCTTGTCCTGCAAAATTAGTAAAACTTACAGCATTATGTGTGTCATATACTAAGTCTTCAAAACAAACAACTTCCGTTGAAGCATTTGTCATCTCATCGTTATTATTTGTTTCATATCGTGCAGCTACAATCCGCGTCTCATCTTGGTCTGACATTTGAACAGAACTATCCCATCCTAGAATTGGAACATTAAAATAAATAGATAATGTATCATTGTTTGCAAAAGTTATTGGACTAGATTCATCTACTAATCCATTTATTGCTCCTCCAACATTATCTCCATGTATTATTTGTATAGAATTTGTATCTGCATAGTTAGCTTGAATATTATAGGCAAATCCTGTAGCATCATTTATAGTTCCATATCCTAAAGAACCTTTATTACCAACAGCTGTTGCTAATTTTGCAGTATCCATAGTATATCCAGATGGAATATCTATAGAAAGATCTGTAGAATCGGGAGCTCCAGATAATGCTATTTGAACTTGTCCTTCCATATTACTTCCAACTCTTCTCCAAAATCCTGTATAAGTAGAATTAGAAGACCATGATCCAGTAGGAGTATAACTAGTCCAATCTGTTATAGGCGCACCAAAGTTCCTAGCACTCGGCCCTACCTTAATATTATCTATATTGATTGTATAAGCTGCAGCATTAGTTGAACTTACGTGAAAGATCAACCTATAGTTAGTATCAGTATCATCTGTTTGAAACTGAGCATAGTACCTACCGTACTCTCCTGCTTTAAGTTCCATCGGAACTGGCTCTATAAGAGTACTTGAATCCGTATTGTATATATACACAATCACATCATCATCTGCATAGTTAGCTGACGTAGTTGCGTCAAAGCTTATTGATAAAACAGAGTGAATATCAGCTGGGTCAATTGTAAAATTATAGCTTGCGCCTTCTCCTTGTCTGTCAGCTGCGTCCTTGGTAAGTACAAATTCCCCCGCCCCTCTTAATGGCGTAGTTGTATCTCTCGTCCAAGTCACGGTCGGCGCTCCACCTGACCCATCGACAGGGACAGATCCTGCCGCATCAGCGTAGGCACTCCAACCTGTAGTATCAACTTCAGCTCCACCATTAGTTATATAGTTGATACCTCCCTCTGAATTAAACGCTGTCCAACCTCCACCACCTGAATTGTATTGCAACTCTCCGCTTAAGTTTCTGATTCCAGATATACCACCGGTGTCATCTCCAAACTTAACTGTTTGAGTAGTAGCATTAGTAGCTGACCCACTGCTAACAATTACAGTTTCATCCACAGAATTTATATTTATGTTGCCACTAGTGGTAGTGCTGAGGGTTAAGTCAGCACTATCATTAGTGACTAGGGGGGTATCAATGTCCGTAACGCAAGTTACAGTCGTAAAATTTACATCAGCATCTGACGTTGTATCCTGGTTTACTCTTGCACTAGTTCCTTCTATTGTTAAAGTAGCAGCAGCATTGTTAGCGTTAACAATTTTTGTTAGCTGTGCAGCAGTGCCTTCGCCTTCTACTTCAAAATTTTGTTCATCCAGGGTTATTGTTCCGGCGGTATCTTCTGCGACTATTGTTACATCAGCTCCATCTCCGATTGTTAGATTCTCTGACAGAGTCACAGTTCGAGAGGCATCGTCTGTACCAATTACAAACTTTATAGTATTGCCAGAACCTATTGTATCTTCAACTTCAAAGGAACAATTATCTAAAGTGACAGAGCTGGCCGCGTCTTCTGCGGTAAGTGTAATATCAGCTCCGTCACCTATGACTAAGTTTTCAGATAATGTCACTGTCCTTGAGGCATCATCTGTCCCTATAATGAATTTAATTGTATTGCCTGAACCAACTGTGTCCTCTACCTCAATACTACAGTTGTCTAGAGTTATAGACCCAGCAGCATCTTCTGCTGTAATAGTAACAGCTGACCCATCCCCAATAGTAAAGTCTTCTTGGAGAGTTACTGTCGTATTGCCAGCTTTAGCAGAGGTGAACTTCCAAGTTCTTTGAGTTCCATCAGTATTCTCTACTTCAACATTAGCATTATCCATTGTAAATGTACAAGCTGCGTCTTCTGCAACTAGTGTTACATCTGTTCCGTCACCTACTGTTAGATTTTCGGAGAGTGTAACTGTTCTAGATGCATCATCTGTGCCAACTACAAATTTAATAGTATTGCCTGAACCTATTGTATCTTCGACCTCTATAGAGCAATTATCTAGAGTTATAGATCCAGCAGCATCTTCTACTGCTATCGTTAGACCATTGCCTGTAGCTGTTACATCTGCGGCAAAAGAAAGCGTCCTTGCGCTATCTGATGAGTTGATCAACTTAAATAATCTTGTAGCTGTTCCCTCACCCTCTACTTCAAATGATTGCTCGTCTAGCACAATTGAGCTAGCTGCGTCTTCTGCTGTGATAGTGACGTTATAACCATCTCCAATTGTGAAATTCTCTGCCAGATCAAGCATTCTGGCACCATTATTGCAATCAATAGTTAATATTCTATCTGCTGATAATGGTGTAGTTGAGTCCGATTGTATAACTAAGTTATACGCAGCAGTTGTTTGATCTTGGATTTTTACCTGCTCAACCATTTGAGATTCACCGCCAAAGAATACCGAGCTAGTATCATAGGCAATAAATCCTGTTATAGCACCCACGTCTGATCCATTTAAAAATAGACCTGACGAGAATGTTCCGTCTGCTTTTATATTTAAATTTATTCTTTCTACAGCAGCAGCAATTTCTAGAGCATAAGTAGGTGTTCCTGTCCCTTGTGTTATTTTTACATTTTCCAAAGTAACACCGGATGCGCTTATTTTAACTACCGCGCCAGTAGCAAGGTTATCACCTTGTATATCAACACCCTCACCTTGACCTATTATAGTCAATGCCTTGGTTATATCTATTTGAGCTGCTGGCTCATAAGTATTTTCTAATATATATATACGATCATTTGCAGATACTGCCGCTATCGCTGTAGCAATATCTGAATGTGTTGCAATGCCAGCAGTAACATTTGCTGCTGTACCAACAATTGCATCATAAGTTGCTGTTTGATTTGAAGTCGGTGCCGCATTTATCGCTGTAGTAACATCATTTGCCCAAGACGTTACTTCTCCATAGAGATCAGAATCCCCTCGTTGAGGGAAAGTTCTTGCAGTCCCTGATTTAATCGTCATGCTAATTGACATACTCGTTCCCTCTAAGAGAAGAGGGGGGCTAACCCCCTCTTAAATTACTATGAAGTAGCGTTTACTATGCCACTTATAATACGTCCTTGACATCTCATGTCAGTGAACACTGATGTATTCCAGTACAAGCGTGTTTCTATCAGTTTGTTATCCCAAAAGCTTTTTATCTCTTGGTTCTTATAATTTCTTATAAGCTCAGCATACCTTTTCACCCTTATCAGGGGCCGGGGACTCGTGGAGGGATTATATTCTATTTCTAGGTTCACCCTCTATGCGTTGCGCGTGTCAGAGATGTTAACTTCTGACTTCCGCTCGGATTCCCTTACCATTTCTCCGGCTTAGGGTTCCCGTTTTTTCCCCAGTTCTCGTGATTACTTACGCAACCAC